ATGCAAGCTCGCTCAGTTTATCACCCAGCGAGATAAAAGAAACCTTCAGAACGTAACACTTCTTTCAAGATGAAAACAACGATCAAGTTAAATTCAGCTGGGCCTCAATGCCCCAAGGAGCCCCGGTCAAAACCCGGGTTAAGCTGTGCTCCGCGTGGTCGAGGTGGACGCGCGTTGGACTCCCCTGTCGCTGCGAGTACTGTTGTTGATACCAATGGTGGTTCAACTCATGATAGGGTAAGTACTCAGGGTCCTATTGCTACGTCCATGGCGGCAACGCCGATCGTTAAGTTACACAACCAGCGACATGACGCCGCGTATTGGGTGCTGACCACACTCAAGAAACGGGGTACATGTTCGATGCCGCAGGATATTATTGATGTCTGCGGCAACTCGGCAGGTGTTTGGCGCTACGATAATTTTTGTGTCCAGTATGGGAGGGGTGGTTTTGGCCGCTACTTTTCCCTCAACAATTTGTTGTCGGCGGAAGATCATGTTGCTTACGGTGCTATGCCCGAGACGTTCCGTGACCAGAGCCTTGTTTCCCTTAGGGGACCCAATGGTGAGGTTACGGTTTGTTGTGAAGGCATATCGAAATGCACTTGTATCCGATCATCGCCAGCTTTGACTGTTGCAGGACTTACTGGCCGTAATTGGCTCTTTATAGGGACGCTTGGGCGCGTTGCGCTCGAGTGGTTGCCTTTGAGCTACGGCGATAGATTGTTCGTGGTGGAATTGGAACCGTCAGCTGAAGAGTACTCTGCGGGGGAACTGTTCACCGGTGAGAGACTCATGAAGGAAGATGATTGGATTTATGTTCAGTCAGACTTGCGTGTTGAGAGGTTTGCGATTCCGCTTGTTGATTTGGCGGAGACGATCCATGTTTGGGAAGGGCGTGCTGAGCACGCGTACGCCCTCTGTTCGAGTACGATTGCCAAGTTTGGGCCTTGGGTTGTTCGGGAGGTGGCTGTTGTTAGGCCTGGGGTAGGGCCAGGCCTTGGTCGGTTCACCGTCCCGGCTCAGGTGTTAGTGACCACTAGCCCTTTGGAGGTGGGTGGAAACACTGTTGCCCCTGAGCAAACCTTGAAAATTGATATGCATAAGGCTGAGGTTGATCTCAACCGACGTTTCTTGAACCATAAACTGATTGGCTCCACGCCCGCTGACGATTGTAATGCCCTGGCTGGTGGGGCTGCGATGGTTACTCAAGACCAGCGCGCTTTGCCGATTTGGTTTCGGGCATTGCTTAAGCGGGTTTGGTGGTCCACACGGATCCAATTGGCAGAAGATGCTGGGATTGCCCATGACACAGACACCTTTCGTTCTGGTGTGGGCTATCGTTTCCCATGGCGCTATGTGGTTTTCGCCTTCCTTTTGATGGCGATAATCATTATAGTGAGTACAGGGACGATTCTTGGCATGGGTGTGCATATGTCGAAGACTGCAGTCGGTGCAGTCGTTGGTTCAGACGCTTTGGCTTTGGCTTTAGTTCTTGGCGCTGTCTGTGTGCTCATTCCCCTCATTGAGAGGGTTGTCAATTGGTGGCGTGTTCGCCAGTTAGCAGGTAGCTTGTCGAGGGGTAGCACTTAGGTGTGGCCCCTGAGCATCGGCGTTTTAGATGAGTTTGGTCACCTGGATGTCGCAAGTGTTGTTATTAGTACCTTGTTTGCGGGTTTTTATACCTTTGCGAGCGTAGCTACCAATACTGTTTGTCTGGGTTTCGGTGATGAGAGGCATTTGGGGCAGTCGTGCAAGATCATTCGGCGACCTGACCGATTTTGTCGTGACCAGGAAAAAGGTGCAACGTGTGTTGGCCTTGTTTTCTTTGTCCCTTATGTCTGCAGGAAGTGCTCGTGCAATGCGCACAATGCCATGTGTAATCGTCATGGTGTTGAGCGTTACGACTCATCGTATGCTTTCCCTCATGTTATTCGCCATTTAGCCCGCGCGCGCAATGTCGCCGCCGGCTATTATGGTGATAACCTTGAGAAGATACGCGAAACCTGGATTTATAGGTACCCTTACCATAAGAGGGTCGCAACACTGAAATCAGCTCGAGAAGATGCGATCCGAGCCAACCGTGTGAAGAACATGGTTAAACGTGAAACTTACCTGAAACGGCCGAAGAAAGCCCGGTGTATTCAATTCTATCACAACATGGCTACTCAGGCTTTCGTTGGGCCGGAGATGTACTGCTTGCAGAAAGCGTACACGCAGACCCTAAATGAGTGGTCATCCGCTGATAATAGCGGGATTGAGATTACGTTGGCATCGGGCATGTCAGCGGTTGCGTTGGGGGAGTGGATGGATAAGGTTAACAAAAAAAATTGCCCAATGTCCATTACTTCGAGAGCGATGGGGTCTCATGGGATGCGAGTATGGGTCATAACCACCATGTACTTAAAATGTGGTTTTATGATTTTTTGGATGGCGATGCTAAGGATTTTATTGACCAGGGTTATAGTGTTCGGGGCACGGGTCGGTATGGCCACGCAAAGATGGGTTACGTGGTGGATGGTACCACTAAATCCGGCCATAACGATACCACCCTAGGCAATAGCTTGGTCAATGCTAGCATCGCGTATTCAGCCATGGTTGAATGTGGCCTAAAAGGGCATATATTGGTCGCAGGTGACGATCAACTTATCGCCATTGAAGGAGATTTTGACGAGCACGCTTTGGCCATGGCACAGGCGAAGTGTGGTATCGTTCCCGAGTATCGCAAGTTTGACCATGCGCTTGATGTATCCTTTATATCAGGCGTCTGGTTCCCGACGGCTACCGGTTTTGGGTTCGTTCCAAAACCAGGTAGGCTACTGGCTAAGTTGTTTTGGACGTGTACGCCACCTTCTAGGATTAAACTTGGCCGGTACGTTTCCGCTGTTGCTCAGGGGTTATTGCCGGTGTGTCGTGGGTTGCCCATTGTGGGGCCATTTCTTGAATCGCACTATACCACGGGTCGGTTTGTGCCCACGGATAAGTGCTTGGAGAAGTATGCTGATCCAATCGATTTTGATAGGGGTGTTGTGATGGCTGCTTTTTGTAACAAATATAGGGTTGGTGAGAATGATATTGTTGAGTTGGAGGCGGACATTAGGTCAGTTGGTGGCAAACCGGGTTTGTTGGTTAACGCCACTGCACAGCGCGTCGTCGAATTCGACCTAGCCGATCTTCATGATCGGGTGGTCTTTGGTACGAGTTTTGCTGGTGCGACTATTGATCTTCGCCAAACCGATTGAGGCGCGGTTTACCGGCGGGGTTCACATCCCGCATACGCCAGTGATCCGACCCCTCAATTTCTTTTCACCCTCTTTCATGACAGCTCTTAAATTTCTTGAAGACTTGCAACAACGTGTTGCACCTTACGGTTTAACTCCAGAGGCGACCCAATGGGTCCTCAAAGCTTTACACCCAGCCGCAGCATCAATTGGGTATGCGAGTATACCCGATGATTCTTACTATAAAACTGCTCGTTCAGAGCTGCGGACGCAGACAATTCTTTCTGCCCCAGGTACTGTTGCCTGGGATCTTTTTGTTTGGCGGTTCCCGTGCGATTCCTCACCCATCTATTGGGGTTCGCAGACTGCCTCGACTGGCGCG